TGGCACTAATGGTGCTAGTGGTACTATCAACTACTATGCCGTTGATGGTCTAGATGCCAACGGGGACATTCAGCTTCGCCTGTATCAAACCCCAAGCTCAGTTAAGACTCTTACCGTCTATGGAGTCAAACGTCAAGCAGACCTCTCTAGTGACTCTGATGTCCTTCTAATCCCCTCCAGCCCAGTAATCAATTGGGCATACGCCTATGCCCTTCGTGAGCGTGGTGAGACTGGTGGTGAGTCTGGTTCTGAACAGGCAATCTTTGCTCAAAATGATGTAGCTACGGCAATCTCTTTAGATGCCCAATATCACCCTGAAGAACTCATCTGGGATACCGTTTAATGGCTAAGCCACTACAAAGTGTAGCAATTCAGGCTCCGGGATTCTACGGTCTCAATACCGAGGATTCCCCTACGGCCCTTTCGGAGCAATTTGCTCTCGATGCTACCAATTGTGTAATTGACCAATATGGACGCATTGGTGCCCGTAAGGGTTGGTCTTATGTAACTACTTCTGGTGGTGACGATCTAGTTTCAATCAGTGAGTTTGTCAAAGAGGATGGGACTACGGAAATCATTAGTTCCTCAGCCACTGCAATTTATAAAGGCACTACGACGCTGACCGATATTACTCCTTCACTCTATACTGTGGGTGATGGTCAGTATTCATATGCCACACTGAATAACAAACACTACATGTTCCGCAAGGACTCTAAGCCAGTAGTGTATGACGGTACTTCTGCAGTGGCCATTGAGGACCATGCAGACTACTCAGGTACCGTACCTCAGGCCAATGTGGTCCTTTCGGCCTTTGGTCGCCTTTGGGTTGCCAATACTACCTCAGATGCCACTACGATTTATTGGTCAGACCTTCTGACGGGCATGAAGTGGGATACGGGTTCCTCAGGTTCCATTGACATCTCCAAGGTATGGGCAGATGGTTCTGATACGATTACTGCCCTTGCCTCTCACAATAACTTTCTAATCATCTTCGGTAAGCGTCAGATTCTAATCTACCAAGGTGCTACCGATCCTGCCACAATGTCCCTAGCGGACTCCGTAGTCGGCATTGGCTGCATTGCTCGTGATAGCATTCAAAGCACTGGTAGTGATCTTCTCTTCTTGTCAGATTCCGGTGTTCGTAGCTTTAGACGTACCATTCAGGAGAAGTCAATTCCTCTAACTGATGTGAGCAAGAACATTCGATCCAATCTAGATGCTTATGTTCTTTCCGAAGCAGAGCATATCGTATCCATCTATTCTCCTGAAGAAGCTTTCTATTTACTTCAGCTTCCAACGTCAGAACAAACCTATTGTTTTGATACTCGTACTCCACTACAAGATGGGTCCCTAAGGGCCACTGTATGGAACAGTGTAAATCCACAATGCATGGTACGTACTCGTGCTGGTGAACTTCTTCTAGGTAAAGCTTCAGGCATTGCTCAATATACGGGCTATCGTGATAATGGTGCTTCATATCAGATGTCTTATTTCACCAACTATCTTGACTTTGGAGCCCCAAGCAATCTTAAGCTCCTTAAGAATCTCAAGATTACCGTAATTGGTGGTAGTGCTACTGACGTAACTCTCAACTGGGGTTATGATTATAGTTATGCTTACAAAAAGAAACGATTTACTCTAACCACTCAGATCATTGCTGAGTACAACATTGCAGAGTACAATGAAGGTGAATTTAACGCAGGTGTTCTAGTGAACCGCCCCAATGTAAACGCAAGTGGTGGTGGTGCAGTAGTACAGCTCGGTGTTGAAGCAGAAGTGAATGGAGCTCCAGTCTCTATTCAGCGTATGACCGCACAGGCAATCGTAGGAAGGACTATCTAATGTCAAATTATACGAAGACGACTAACTTCGCAGTAAAGGATACACTGGCATCAGGTAACCCTGCGAAGATCATTAAGGGCTCAGAAATTAACACTGAGTATGACAACATTGCAACTGCAGTAGCGACTAAGGCAGACACGGCATCCCCGACTTTCACGGGCACCGTAACTGTCCCAACTCTATCCGTTACTGGTACTGCAACTATCGGTACTGTTGATGGAGGTACTTACTAATGGCTACTCTTCAGGAAACCCTTAGTGGTCTTTTGGGAGCTGGTGGCAGCATGGCTGCTGCTTATCTTCCATATCAAGCCACCACTGGAGAAATGGAGGCACTGAAGAATATTGTCTCCGGTTTTGTTCCTCAGGCACAAGCTTTAGGACAAGAACTCACTGGCGTCTCTGAATTCAAACCCTTCAGTGTCAAGACTGCCACGGGTACTACCGATGTTGGTGCTGGTGGTGGTTTTACTCAAACGTTATCTCCAGAAGCTCAAGCAATCCAAAGTGGTATGCTTGCTCAAGCCACTGGTCTCATGGGCACTGCTGCTCCTACGGCTCAGGATCTCTACGCTCAAATGCAGGCAGCACAGGCTCCTGAGCTTCAGCGTCAGCGTTTAGAACTTGAGAATCGTCTGCAGGCCCAAGGTCGTGGTGGTGTTCAGACGGCTGCCTATGGTGGCACTCCAGAGCAACTTGCGTTGGAGAAAGCTGCTCAGGAACAGAGTACGAAGAATCTTCTTGCAGCATTGACTACAGCCCCTGCGTTGGCTGGTCAGAATCTACAAAACATTCAGGCAGCATTGACTGCAGGATATACTCCTCAGGCACAACAGATTGCTACACTCACTCCGGCTACTCAGCTTGCTAATATTTCTCAGGCAGGCCAACAGGGTATGCTTGAGGCCCTCTATAAGACTGGCATTGCTGGTCTTCAGGCAGAGGCAGAAGGTGCTGGTGCTGTTGCAACCCTTGAGGCTCAACGTTCTCGTGCATTGGCTGATGCCCTTCAGGGACTCTTTGCTCAATCTGCTGGCGTTGCTGGAAGTCAAACGATGTCTCCAGTCGATACCCTGCTCAATGTAATCCTCGGTGGTAGTGGGTCTAGTAGCAGTAGTAGTAGTAGTGGTGGTACTTGGTTAAACGAACTTGGTAACTGGGTATCTTCTTCTAGCTACGACGATGAGAACATGGTTTAATTAAGGAACTGACATGGCTAATAGTTTAATTTCAGACCTACTAAAGACCCCATCAGAAATTCGTTCAGAAGAGATTCTAAATCTTCAGAAGCAGGGTGCTGTGAATGCTCAAAATATTTTGATGAGCAAACTTGGATCTCCCATTGGTGGGGCAATTCAAGGATTGACTGCCAATGCCCTTCAGAACATGCCAGCAAGCTTTAGTCAAATTGGTCGTAGCGGCATGATGGGTCTGGGTTCTTTGGCGGGCCTTGTGAATCCTGAAGCAGGACAAGCAATCAAAGAAGCTGCTTTGAGTCCTCAAGAACGTAGAGCTAAAGCACTTAATCAACTCGTTGCAAAAAGTGGTGGTAATGCTGTAGGTCTTCGCAAGACTGCCGCTGAGTTGATTCGCTCTGGTAATGCTGGAGAAGCTGCTGGTCTTCTTGAGCTTGCAAACCTCATGGATGGTAAAGTAAGCACGGCAGAACAAAACATTGCATACTTTGCTGAGAAGGTCATTGGTTGTGACCCTTCGGACCCTAAGTGTCTTCAAGATGCTATGAAGATGGCCATTGAATACAAGCGTGGTGATACTGCAGCAAATCAGATGACTGTAAAGTCGTATGAAAAACTAAACGAAGAATACAATAAGGCTGAAACCTCTCGACAGAACATCATGGTTGCCAATGACTCCCTGAGAATTCTTGAGTCTGGTAAGGTCAATGTTGGTTCGTTTGCTAAGACTCGTCAAGGTGCTGAGAAATTCTATTCTCAACTTCTGAATTCCGTTGGAATCAATGTGAAGAGTGAGGCAGAAGCAGTGGCTCGTACTGAGACCCTCATGGCCAATACGAAACGTTTGGCTGGTCAGTTGCTTGCCTCTGGTATGTTTGGTTCTGGTACTGGTATTTCTGAACGTGACTTGCAGACCGCAATGGAGATGGCAGGTGCTGGTGAAAACCTGACTCCGCAAGGTATGAAGCAGATTCTTGAGTTGAATGCTAAGATTGAACGTGCTAAGTTGCAGCAGTATAACCAAAGACTTGGCCGTTATAGTAGTGCATTCTGGAACAGAACTCCTGAGGGTTCTCGTGAAGCCTACGTTGTTGATGTCCCAGACATCTATGAAATGAAGGCACTGCAGGGTGAAGCACCTAAGATGAAGGAAGTAACTTTGAATGACAAAGTTTACACCGTACCAGCAGGTGCTGAAATTGGTCAAGATACTAAGGGTAACTTACTCTATCGTTTGAACGATAAAGTTTATAACATGGATGGAACTGAGGTGACAAATGGCGCAGATTGATTTTACTCCGCTGGAAGTACAGCCTGAATTTCGTGATGTACAACAACCATCCGATGTTCCTACCTTTACTCCGCTAGAGCAACAGCCTGAGGGTCTTGAGGAGCCCCTAGTAGCCGCAGATAGCTACCTAGGACGCCTTGGGTCTCAACTCGGTGAACGTAAGATTAGCATGGAGGAGACCGTAAAGGATTACCTCGAAGGTCGTATCTCCTATCCTGAATCAATTCTTCAGGTAGCCGGTGATTCCTTTGGTGCTCTTTTTGATACCGTGGGTGAAACTGCCTTAACCATTCTGTCCTCATTGACTCCAGACGAGGCTGAAAAATGGCTACAGGAACAGATTGCCTCAGGTGCATCATCACTGATGAGCACTGAGACTGCACAGCAGCTCTATGAAGCATATCGTGGTCTTGACAAGAATATTCGTAAGGATATTGAAGCCGCAATCAATGTTGGCTTTGGTCTCGTTCCGGGCAAAAGCAAGGTTGGTAAAGCGTTGGTAGATTCTGCCACGGAGTCTCAGAAGAAAACCCTAGCTAAATATGTTCTCAGTCAGACACCTAATGCAAAGCAGGCTCGTATTGCTGAACGGGGTCTTGATAAATCACGTCAGGCCGTATTGAATCGTGAAGATGCAATTCTGAATACCGTCCTTTCAATTAAAGGAATTAGTGGTAGCTCCTCACGTCATAGAATCATGGAGTCTCTGAACAGAGAAGTCAATCGTCTTGGCATTGATATTCGTAAAGAACTTGCTGGAGTAAAAACTCAGGTACCCCGTGGCACTGTAGCAACCCGTGTTGGTTCTCGTCTAAAGCAATTCGTTACTGATAATCCTGAGTTTGTAGGTAAAGATCTTAAACCTACTTTTGATAAGGTTATTCGTGCCTATGATATTGCCCTTGGGAAATACTCAGGTAATCCTAAGGATCTCCTCAAGCTTCGTCAGGAATTTGATCGTGTAGTTGAGAAGTTCTTCAAGAAGGACGTTCATGCCGGTGATGATGTCAGTCGTGAAGTAGTGGCAGTAGTGCGTAATGAGATCAATCAACTCATGCAGGACATTGCTCCCAATGCAAACATTCGTGCTGCCATGAATCGTCAGCATCACGCCATGGTTGCCAAGGAAAACCTAGGCTACAACATGGCTCGTGAGGGCACTACTGCTGAGAAAGTTCTTCGCAAGATTGAACAACACCCAATGTTGGCCACCAGTGCTCTGACGGGTGGTGGTATGGCCTCTAACATTTTAGGATCTGAAGCTACTGGTGTTGGCCTAGGACTCCTAGGTGGTGCCTATGCACTCTCTAGACCCCAACTTCGTAGTAGTGTCGGTACCGTCCTACAGAATGTCCCCGTAGGTCGTAGTATGCTTCTTCAGAATCAACAGGAAGAGAACGTAGCACCATAAAAAAACCCCTCAGGGACTCCTAGGAATCCTTGAGGGGTCCAAATGCTCCCCAGAGCAATTCTAAGCGGCTAATGGAGGGTCTGGTAGGTCAGTACCTTCTTCGTCATTAGCGGCCTCTACGGGCTTCTCAGGGGCTCTCAGGGGCACTTCTGGATAGTGATCCTCCACATAATTAGCGGCAAGCCTCATTAAATCTGGATTGTCTTTAAAAAAACCAAGTCCAGAGTTACAGTTATTGCATAATAATTTTCTAACGTCACCTGAAGAATGACAATGGTCTACACAGAAGTGTTTTGTTGTTGGTGGCCCACCGGGATCTGTATCTCCACATAAGTAACAACCTCCATTTTGTTTCTCCAGCATAGTGTTGTATTCTTCCAGAGTAATACCATACTTTCGTTTTAACATTCGTGATCTAGATTTTTCTGGAGAATCATTCTTCTTATTTTGTTCTCTCCCACAGGAAATACAAATCTTTGTGTTGGTTGAAGCCCAAGAAGGCCACCAAGTATCAGGAACTTTTAAATAAGTACCGCAGTGCATACAACTATTTTCAGAGTAGACTTCTCCATCGTTCCCATTCTGTCCGATTATGTCGATACGACTCCATGGGCAGTCATTCATAATACTCTCCATTATCCTGTACAAAAACCGTACCTTTTGTGGGTTCTAATG